GGAAAATCACGTAGAAGACTAGCTAGATCAGCAGCTGAAGCAATGACAGCAGGTATAGATGATAAAACAGCAATAGCTGGTGCTGATGCGGGGACTAGAAGATTTGAAGGTGGAACTTACGATGATAAAGAAGTAACAAAAAGAAAAAAGACTATAACGCCAGGCATTGAAGATGCTGGTGATAATGTCGATGTAACGAAAAGAAAAGTTAAAAAAGAAAGAGGCTGGGGCTGGGCTGGTCAAGGTACTCAAGAGGGTATAAAAACCGAGAGAGTGGAAAATATAAAAGGTACTAGCCACGAGGATGTAGTTAGAAAAAGACAAGAGTTAATAGCTAGTTTAAACGCAAATGAAAAGGTTTCTATGAAATCTTCAGCATTTAAAATGAAGTATTCTCCATTTAATCAAGGATATGGTTCACCATTAAATTGGAATGAAGGTGGAGCTTCTCCATTAAATAATTTAAAGGCACATGCCCAGGCGGGAGGTTCTCCTTTAAATCAAGATGATAAAGAAAGCTGTAAACCTCCAAAGGTTTGGCATGAAGGGCATTGTATGACTGAAAAAGCTTATAGAAAAACGGTAACTGAGGATGATGGTATTCGAACTGAAGAAACAGAACAAGAATTAGTAAAGAAAGGTGAAGCAGGGACTGAAGAAACTTCTGATATAAAAGTAAATAAAGGCGGTTTGGAGGAATGCTTTGAGTTACATGGTAAAGCAGATTATGGATCATGTTGTGATGGTGAAAAGAAAATAAAAAATACGGGAGGTTGCCAATGTTTTGCATGTATAAAAAAAGGTAGTGATACAGATGTAGAAAATAAAGAGAAAAACTGTAAAGATAAAGGAGAAGGATGGTCATGGAGTGCTGAGAAAAAGACTTGTGTAAAAGGGGCAAAAGGAACAGATGATATAGAAGCAACAATTAGAACCAAAGAATCAGAAACTGATGTAACAATTACAAAAGAAGAATGTAATAAGAAAGAAGGATTTACATGGAGAGATGGAGCATGTAAAAAAACTGATGGTGATGCTGATTATACTGTAACGGAAAAAGGTGGTGATGTAAAGAAGAGATGTAAAAAACCTGCGGCTGGTTGTGATGAGGATAAAAGATGGAGTAAAGCGGACTGTAAGTGTGTACCAAAAATATCCGATGAAAGACAAAAGAAACTAGACGAGAAAGAATCAAATAAACAGAAGAAGAAATCTGCTAAAGAGAATAGAAAAACAAATAAAGATAAGAAGGACTGTAAATGTCTAGAGTGGGATTGTGAGTAAAAAATTTAAAGATACCACCGTTGGACAATTATTATTTGGGGCAGCCTCTGTAATCAATCCTACATTAGGGAATGTATTGCAGGGTCTTACTTCCCCTAAGGAAGCTATAGAAGCCATAACTAAATCTGATATAAGCGCAGATGATAAAATTAAACTTCAGCAGTTAATACACGAACAACAGAATAAAGAAATACAAGCTATTACTTCAAGATGGGAAGCAGACTCAATGTCTGATTCTTGGTTAAGTAAAAATGTACGTCCACTAGTTTTAGTATGGTGTATAGTTATATTTTCTTTAGCTGGTATTTTAGATAGCGTAGAAAGCATTCCTTTTCAAATTAATTCATTATGGAATGACACTTTCGAGAAAGTAATGATGGCCGTTGTTTTGGCTTATTTTGGTGGACGAAGTGGAGAAAAGGTAACAAGTATATTCAAAAAATAAATTAAATTAAATCAAATCAAATTATGAGCGAAGAAGTAAAAAAAATAGGAAAAGAAGAACACGAAAATATCTTAGAATTTCAAAGGAAGATAAGAACTTTATTAACCAATGTAGGAGTTTTAGAATCTCAAAAGCACGCAGCACTGCATGAATTAGCTGGTGTAAATGAAGATCAAGAAACACTTAAAAAAGAAATTGAAAAAAAGTATGGTGCTATTAATATTAATTTGGAAGATGGCAGCTATACTAAGATAGAAGAAAATGTTGAGTAATATAAGGAAGATCAGTATAGGGTCAGATTATAAAAATGATGCTATGCACTATTCTATAGGACAACAAGTTTATGGTGGTCATGAAATTTCTCATATATTATATGAAGAAAAGGATAAGTCTTATAATATTCTAATTAAAAAAAATGGGGAAATATTACCATGGAAAAAATTTAATTCCAATATGGCTATCTCTGTTGAGTATGATTTAGAATATTAATGAAAGGGTTATTTAATTTTATTATATCTCCTATTAATGGTAGATATAATAACACGAAAAAAGTAGGCGATTCAGAATTAATTGTTAATACCAGTATAGAAGAATTTCTATATATTAATAGAATGGCCAAAGTAATTGCTACTCCTACGGGAATATGTACTGATATAAAAAAAGGAGATATAGTTATAGTGCATCATAATATATTTCGAAGATGGTATGATGTTCGCGGTAATGAAAGGAATAGTAGAAATTATTTTACAGAGGATTTATATTTTTGTCCATTAGAACAGATTTATTTATATAAGAATAAAGACGCATGGGTTACAAATTTAGATTATTGTTTTGTAACACCTGTCAAGGAAACTGATGGTACTAAAGTAGAAATATTAAAACCTCAACAAGGAGTGTTAAAATATTCAAATGATATATTAACAAAACTTGGAGTCCATAAAGAAGATGTAGTAGGATTTAATCCTATGAGAGAATGGGAATTTGTAATTGATGGACAACTATTATATTGTATGAAATCTAAAGATATTGTTATTAAATATGACGAAAGTAAAGGAAACGAAGCTGAATATAATCCAAGCTGGTCACAAAGCAGTTGAAGAGTTAATCAAAGTTGCTAAAGAACCTATTGTTGATTCAGACGATGATATTTCCGCAGACAGATTAAAGAATGCTGCAGCCACTAAAAAACTAGCTATATTTGATGCTTTTGAAATACTTAAGCGTATTGAAGAAGAAAAAAATATATTAGAAGATAAACCTAAAGAAATCAAAAAGGAAAAAACTTTTAAAGGTTTCGCAGAAGGGAGGTCTAAATAATGTACGCGCAAACTTTATATAAAATATTAGATGATCATATTAAGCCTAAGGTTATTAAAAGGCTTAATCGTTATAAGAAATGGAAATATGGATATAACGAAGATCATGACGTTATAGTTATTAGTAAGACAGGAGAGATTGGGGAAATTTATGAAATACAAAATTTAAAAATTGCATTACCTAAAATCCCAAAACAAATTACTAGGTTTGAAAATAATACTTGGGAAAGAACAGAATATCCTAAAGTTTTAAATAGAATTAAAACTGTCTTTGAATGGAAAGAATATCCAGATGATTTTAAAGAACAATGGCACGACTATATAGATGAAGAATTTAAAAGGCGTGAAGAAGGATTTTGGTTTAAGAATAAAAATATTGCGACTTATCTTACCGGCACACATTATATGTATTTACAATGGAGTAAGATTGATGTTGGAGCACCCGACTTTAGGGAAGCAAATAGATTATTTTTTATATTCTGGGAAGCATGTAAGGCTGATGTCAGATGCTATGGAATGTGTTATTTAAAAAATAGACGTTCTGGATTTTCTTTTATGGCCTCAGGTGAAGTTGTAAATTTAGCTACATTAGCAACCGATTCAAGATATGGAATATTATCTAAGACTGGACCCGATGCTAAAAAGATGTTTACAGATAAGGTTGTACCAATTTCAGTTAACTATCCATTCTTTTTTAAACCGATTCAAGATGGTATGGATCGACCTAAAACTGAATTAGCATATAGAGTACCAGCCTCTAAATTTACTAGAAAATCTATAACTGCTTTAGATAAAGGAGAATTACTAGAGGGATTAGATACAACTATTGACTGGAAGAATACTGGAGATAATAGTTATGATGGTGAAAAATTAAAACTACTAGTACATGATGAATCAGGTAAATGGGAAAGGCCTAACAATATATTAAATAACTGGAGGGTTACAAAAACAACATTAAGACTTGGTAGTAGAATTATAGGGAAGTGTATGATGGGTTCAACATCAAATGCTTTAGATAAAGGAGGAGATAACTTTAAAAAATTATATAATGCTTCAGATGTTACAAAGAGAAACGCCAACGGACAGACTAGTTCAGGACTCTATAGTTTGTTCATACCTATGGAATGGAACTACGAGGGATACATTGATGCTTATGGCATACCTGTCTTCGAAACGCCAAGAAAACCAGCTTTCGGCCCTCATGGGGGACAAATTAGAATCGGAGTTATTGACTACTGGCAAAATGAAGTTGAAGGGTTAAAAGATGATGCTGACGGATTAAATGAATTTTATCGTCAATTCCCACGTACTGAAAAGCATGCATTTAGAGATGAAACTAAAGAATCTTTATTTAATCTAACTAAGATTTATGAACAAATAGATTGGAATGAAGATATAAGTTATAATAAAATAGTTAATAGAGGAAATTTTATGTGGGAGGATAGTGTTAGAGATAGCCGAGTGTTATTTATGCCTAATCCTAAAGGAAGATTTTATATTTCTTGGTTACCGCCTAAAAATCTCCAAAATAGCGTAATTATAAAAAAGGGAATGAAACATCCTGGTAATAAACATCTTGGGGCATTTGGTTGTGACCCATATGATATATCAGGAACAGTAGATAAAAGAGGATCTAACGGGTCTCTGCATGGATTAACAAAATGGTCTATGGAGGACGTCCCGGCAAATCATTTCTTTTTAGAGT